TGGGTCAAGACTGACCAGTCTTACTTTTTAAAATGAAAAGGGTCAAAAACGGGCTTTTTTTAATCGGTTTCAGTAATGTCCCAAATGGCGACTTTTGGCTGTTTTTATTTGGGACACGACTGACCAGTCTTAAAAAGTATAAAAAATAATTTATATTTGAGATGAAACACAATCTCTTTTATTTATATATTATACATAATATGGCAATGTTCTTTGAGCTTCCCGAGATGATTTTACTAAACATGTTAGTACAATCCAAGCTCCTACTTTAGCATCTTCTTCTGTTTCTCCTTTTGTTATTAAATTTTCAATTTGATCAAGAAGAAGATTTTGCAATAATTCTTTTTGTGATGTACGAAATGAATTTATTCGTACCTGATTTTCTTGAAAAGCTATTCCACGTGGAGGTAAGATTTTTTTTTTTTGATTTATATCTGTAAATTGATAATTCCAAATATCTTTTCCACAAAAATACATTAATTTTAATCTATTTAAACTTAAATTCATAAACCATTTATAATCAGTATAATTACCTAATTGATCTATAATTTGAAAAAGTCTAATAGCTCGGAATTTATTTTTTTTATTTCGTGGAACTAAATATTTTTTTATTTTTGTTATTTTATGTTCTTTTCTTTTTATGTATAAAATTCTTTTATTGAAATTGTCTATTATTTGTTTACTAAATTGTTGACAAGTGTAAGGATTTTTTCCAAAATATTTCATATTATCTTGAAATCCTTCTATTGTAAAACAGTATCCGATTTTATTTTCATAAAATCCAAATATATCATATATTTTTAATTTTGTATTTATTATTAAATTATTACCATCTTGTTCCCAAAATATATCACCATTAATATCTATTTTATTAGAACATAATCTACGATTTATATTTGGTTTACCAAATATGTTTTGGAGATATTTAGATTTTAATATACATTGGAGTTTTTTTAATTTTTCTATTTTATCTGGATATCCAGATATTTTTTCCATACCTTTAAAAAATGATATTATTGTATCATATAAAATTTTTTTTTTTTTAATCTTTTTAATATTTATATTAAATTTTGTTGATAAAATTTTCATATCATCCATTGATAATTTATAGATATTATAATCTATATAATTATTGAATTCTATATCTTGAATATTTGTAATATTTTTCTTTAATAATTTATCTATTCTTCCTGTTTTAGCATAACATTTTACATGAATACCACAATAATCTCCATATTTTTTTTTATTTTTACATTGTGTTAGTGAATTACAAGAACTTCTACATAAGCATAAATTATAATTTATGTCAATCATATAGTAACGATTTTACTATAAGTATATAATTATATATTAATAACAGTAAAGTATATATATGAATTTATATATTTTTATAAAATTACATAAATGTATAGAAAGATTAAAAAAATAAATATATAATATTTGTGTAACTATAGAAAACAACTTATGAGTCGAATTCATGATAATAGAACAAAACCATATGGAAAGATTACAATCTCTAAATATAAAACAGAATTTATTATTTTAGTTTTGAAAAAGTTATTATTAAATAATGATTTTGAAACATCTTTATATTTTTTTACCGAATTACATGCTTCTGGTAAATTTGATGATATGTGGTTTGTTATTTTTGATGTTATGTTAGAACACATACATATATTAAATTACAAATTGCCTTATTTTTTATATCAAAAATATAAAAAATATGAACTATTACATAAAAATTTAAAAGGAAATAAATTAGAAATTCGTAATATTGGTGAAATTCGAAAAGATTTATTTCATATTATACGAATTTTAACATTTTCACCAAAAGAAAATATTACTAAATATATTCCTAAATCATATTATTCTATTAAAGAAGATGCATATGATTCCTTAGGAAATGTTTTTACTGAACAGTATAATCCGAATTTATCTATATTAAAAGAAGTTACTAATGCACCGAATTCAAAAAATATTAATTATGCAATTCAAAATTTTAAACAATCTCTTATTAAAATTTTGAAACATAATTCTCTATTTGATAGAATGCAAGAAAAAGAAACAATTTTCTTTTGGTTATCGAGAATTATTACTAACTCTTTAAATAATTCGAATATTATTGGATTTCCAAATAGTATTAATTTATATGATAGTTATGATAAAGATGACTATGACCAATATATTATGAATTTATGGAATATTATTTTACTTTCATCTAAATCGGATAAATTTTTATTTAATCAAATTGGTTCATTATATCAAATGTATACTATTTGTTCTAAGAATAAAAAATGTGATTATACTTTTTTAAATCGCTTTATCATTATTTCGATTTTGTATATTACGGATAAACCGAATAAAGAAAATCCTATTTTAGAACGTCTTTTTAAAAATAATATGGACCATAGACCAATTCATACATTTTATGCAAATATACAAGAATCAATCGTTAATGATACTCAGAGAATTGATTATATACAACTTAAAAAAAAATCAGATATTGCAAAAGAAGAACAAAAAATTAAACAAAAAAAACAACAAAAACAACAAAAACAACAAAAACAATCTAATAAAAAATCACGCAAAAAAAATTCGGTTGAAATAAAAAAATCTGATTCCAGATTAGAAATAAATCAAAATATTGAAAAAAAACAATCAAAATTTTTAGAAGAAAAAAAAGAAAAATTAAATTATTTAATTGATAATCATCGTTATAATACTAATGATTTTGAATCTATACCCATGATTCAAAATAATGATGAAAGAGAAAAAGATATATTAATTGTTGAACAAGAACAAAATGAAATTGATAAAATTCATAAATTGAAACATTCTCAAAAAATAGAACAAGAAATACAAGAAGAATTATATACTAATTATGAATTAGAAACAAATCGTTCTGAAATGAATTCTTCTAATTCGAACAAAACAAAAAATGAATTCTCTTTTATTAATGATGAAGTATTACCTGATATTTTTAGATTAATTACTTTTTATGGAGATATTATTGAAAATGATATTGAAAATGATATTGAAAATAATATTGAAAATGATATTAAAAATGATATTAAAAATGATATTGAAGATAATAATACTCAAAATAGTAATAATTATGTAGATAAAAAAATTGTACCACATATTAAAAATAATTCTATATCTCATCATATTTCATCTATAACAAAAATATAAAAAATAAAATATATATTTCAATCTTAAATTAAAGAAACATTATAATCTTTGTATTATAATATGAAAAATTATATATTAATATTTTCTATTAGATAGAATAATTATTATGCTAATAGTAAATACACTATATGAAATATTTTTCATTTATAGCAAAGTGTTATTTATATAACACTTTGTTATAAAATTATTATAAAACATATACCAAATTTTTTTTTATTGATTAATTGTTCTAGTTATTATTCAAATAATTTTCTTTTTATTATTGAATATTTACTAGATTCATTTTATACTTTTTATATAATTTTTTATTTATTTTGTTTGTGTATTTGTTGATTCATCATTTGATTGAACATTGATTAAAGATAATTTATCTTCAAGTTCTCTCAATCTTTTTTCCAGTTTTATACAATATTTTTCTAATATTACTAATTTTTCGTATAGTTTTTTTTGAGAAATATCCACTTTCATCATTTTAATTATTTATATGTTAATATATATTTATAAAGAATTTTTTGTAAATATACGACACATTTTTGAAATTAAAATTGAAAATTATTTATTTATGAATATATTTATTTTATATGAAATTATTTAAAAAAGAAATAATTTTTGCTATTAAATTATATATTAAAGAATTAGCAGAACAGAGTAATTCTAAGTTTGACGAAGATGAAATTTTTGATCAATATTTATCTAAATATTCGAAAAATAAGAAAAAAACAACTGGATATATGATGTTTGTTAAAGAAATGCATAAAAAATATGATATGGAAGAAAAACTTGATAAAATAAAATTTATTGATAAAGATAAATTTATTGGTGATAAGTGGCGTAATTTACCTGAAAATGAAAAAAAAATATATGAATCAATTGCCGGTAGTGATAATACTATATATGATGATGATGATGATGATGATGTTAAAAATAAGTGTAGGTGGATTAATGAAAAAAATGATAAAAAATGTTTGAAAAAAATTTATGATGAGAAATATAGCTTTTGTAAAAAACATTATAAAGTTTTTATGAAAAAAAAAACTTTTCTTGAAAATAAACAAAAAGAAACTATTTTATATAATAATTATAAAGATTCAGAAGTTATCAAATTTTTATATAATGATATTACTATTTATAAAGATATTTATAATCGTCTTTATTCAATTGATAAAAATAATGATGCTTCTTGTATAGGATATATTGAAAATGAAAAAGTTGTGTTATATGATATCGGTGAAAAATAAAATTTTTTTAATGTTTAAATAAAATTTTTTTAATGTTTAATTAAAATTTAAATAAAATTTAATTAAAATTGATTTAAGATTTATATAGTAAATAAAATTAATTAAATAAATATGTCTGATAATAATGAAATGAAAAATGATAATAATAAAATGAAAAATGATTATAATACTATTGAAGTATATTCTTCTTTTGATAGTATGAATCTTAAAAATAACTTATTACGAGCTATATATTCATATGGTTTTGAAAAACCATCAGCTATTCAACAAAGAGCAATTATACCTCTTTATAAAGGAAGAGATATAATTGCACAGGCACAATCTGGTACTGGAAAAACTGCTACTTTTAGTATAGGTATTTTACAAAAAATTGATGAAAATCTTAAAGCTTGTCAAGCTCTCATTATCGCACCAACACGAGAACTTGCTGGGCAAATTCATAAGGTAATTACTGCATTAGGTAATTATATGAAAACAAAACCATATTTATGTATCGGTGGTCAATCAGTCTTCGACGATATAAATTCTATTAGTAACGGAAATTTTCCTATTATAGTTGGAACTCCTGGAAGAATTTATGATATGATTAATAGACAAGCTATTAATACAAATTCTTTAAGTATTCTTGTATTAGATGAAGCTGATGAAATGTTATCCAGAGGATTTAAAGAACAAATATATAATATTTTTCAAACAATACCCGAAAATGTACAAGTTGCTCTTTTTTCTGCTACTATGCCGCTTGAAATCTTAGAAATTTCACAAAAATTTCTAAGAAATCCTACGAAAATTTTAGTCAAAAATGAAGAACTAACTTTAGAGGGAATTAAACAATTTTATATTGTTGTTGAAGAAGAAGATTGGAAATTTAGCACTCTGTGTGATATTTATGATAGTATGAATATTTCACAGTCAATCGTTTATTGTAATAAAAAACAAAAAGTTACCGATTTAGCAAAAGGGATGATGGATAACGATTTCGCTGTCTCTCATATGCACGGAGGAATGACACAAGATGAACGAAATCTAGTTATGGAACAATTTAGAACCGGAGTTTCAAGAGTTTTAATTACTACAGACCTATTAGCACGAGGTATTGATGTACAAGGAGTATCACTTGTTGTAAATTATGATATTCCACATATTAAGGAAAATTATATTCATCGTATTGGTAGATCTGGAAGATATGGAAGAAAAGGTGTAGCAATTAATTTTGTATCACCTTCAGAAGCTGATACATTAGAACAAATCGAATCTTTTTATTCTACCACTATTACTGAATTACCACAAGATTTTGATAAATTTTTTAATTAAATTTTATATTAAGTTAATTTTTTGGACTGGATTAAAGAACAGTTCCACCACTCGTTTTGAGATATTGTAAGATATATAAAATATTTAATTACTATATATATTAACGAATATGACAAAAGAATATATTAATAAAAAAAAAAAAAAAAAAAAAAAAAAAAAAAAAAAAAAATTAAAAAAAAAAAAAAAAAAAAAAAAAATAAAAAAAAAAAA